TTTAATTGTTTATAGTTTGCCCAAATAGATATATAATCAGTGCTACCGGCTTGAAAACCACCAAATCCATCAGATGTCTTAGTTAATTGTTTTATTACAATTCTAGTATTTAATTTTCCAGGGTTCATTATAGAAACATTGCTTTATATGAATTTAAAACATCCCTAACATCGGTTGGAGCTTCATTTATACTTGCACCAGAAATCCAATCAACTCTATTTTCATAATAGGTTGTAGCTAATTGTAAAATGGCTTGTTGCAATAATGAATCATCTAATCCAGCGGTTATATAAACGACAGTCACTTTTTGAGCATATCCATTATCCAACTCAATTGTTTCTTTGTCTAAACCTATATTTGTGTGAGTTAAAGCCACACCATCGGCATGAATACTAGATATTGTGGCAACAGGACCAAAGGGTATATCAAAAATTCCGTTAGTTTCATCTAAGTAATAAGATCTATTCTTAGCAACAATATCTCTTGAAATATAATTCTCACACCAGATTCGAGCTTGTGTTATTTGTCTAGCAATAATTGCATCATCAGCGGTTGTATCTATTTTTGCAAATAATTTTAAATCAGCGGATGATACGATTTCTGATCCTGTTGTTGAATTAATTTTTACTTGCCTCATTTTTGGTTTCTTTTGAATCGAGTTTTAACTCTTTAGTTTCTTTTTTAATTTTTGATTCTTTTTTTTCAATTATAGATTTTGCCCATTTTTTAGCAATCCATAATTTTGCCTGTTCATGACCTAAATTAATTTCATCACCCTCATTGTGTCTTTTGCCATCTTTAAGAATAGATATTAATAATTTTATTTTCATAATGATATTTTATGTAAAGATAAAAAAAAAGTGCCACTAGGGTTTTAATCTAATGGCACCTTAAACTTATTTATGAAATCAATGCAAAGTTATCAAAATTTTCTTTATATGGGCCATCAATTCTCAATCGAATAGTTTTTTGTTCATTATTTTTAATAATAAAAAATCCTTTTAAATTTTCCATATAAATAGCAAAGTAATCAACATACTTTTTTTTATAACATTTACCCTCTCGCCTTAAAACAATTTGCTCGGAATATTTGTTGTGTTTACCTTTTACCCTTGTATTACTAACATATTTAATTTGTATCTTATATAGATTCCCATTTTTTTCCAAAATACAATCATAATAAGAGGCATCAAGTAAAGGCATCGATACATTAAAACCATTTTTCATGGCAGTTGCTGTAAAAAGATATTCGCAATAACAACCTTGTTGGTTTTGATTCACTCAATCAAGATATAAAAAAAACCGACTAAATTAATAATCGGTTTTTCAACATTCACTTTATATTAAAACAAAACAATTATAAATGAAAACTATTATGTGAATGTACTATCTTTTCAATTTGTGATGCTAACTTAAAAATTTCAAGTTTTTTAATTGCTGGGAGTTCTTTCCATATTTTTGGATCAATAGAACTATTAATCATATCATCAATTTTAATCATTTTCATTGTTGTTTGATAATACTGAGATTGATAAAATAATTAATATTGTAGCTGTTAAAAAGTCGGATGATAACAGTATAACCCTAAACCCTAGAAATAGCAAGAGAAACGCTAAAAAGTACCTTAAACGCTGTTTATTCATTTTCTTTAGTTATTGAGATTAAACCTTTTGAATAGCTTTTAAATACATTGTTGATGACATTCCTTTCATATTGCTTTTGCCTTTTAGTTTTATTTAAATTATGTAGAAATTTTTCTTTGTATGGCATAGTTATATTTTTACAGTTAAAAGAATCATTATTATTGTTGCTACTAAATAAAAGCTCAATAGCCATTTCCAATTATTTGGATTTTGTTGTAAGAATTTTTTAATCATATCTAAGTTTTTAAAAGGGGGTTATGATACCCCCATTGTTTTTAATTCAATTTCTTTAATATTAACGCCTTCTTTATTACAAATGTTTATTGCTTTTATTATAATATCCATTGGTGCATTAAATTTTTTTTCTAAATAATTGATTTTTTGTTCTAAATTCATAATAATAATTTTTATTGTTTTGTTTACACAAATATAAAAGAATATTTTTAAATACCAAATATATTTTGCATTTATATTGTTATTATTTCACTTTACTCCATAAAAAAAGGGGTAATAAATACCCCTTTAATTAGTATAATAGTTATTATTACGGAGTTTCTAGTGCTGCTTTTGCAGTGCTGAATGTTCCATCGATAATACCATTTGGCAAGTATGTTGCAAGTGCAACTCTTTCCATTACTCTTACAGTAACAAATCCATCTCTTACGTTTGTTCCATCCTCTGTAAAGAACTCAACAGATACGTTATCTCTAACCCATAACTGAGCCGCTTGTCCAAAGTTACCAACAAGGAATGTTCCAGGGTTAACTTCGTTATTTACAGCGATTGGCACACCTAAGAAATTAGGTTGTAACCCTTGATAAACTTGATCCTTTAGATAGTTATTATTACTATCTTTTAATAATAGGATTTTATGAAAATCAGTTGGGTTTAATAAGATATAATCAGCTTTGTAATTAGCAATCTGTAATTGGTTGATTGCCGCAACTAATACGTCAAATTCATTTGCCGCTTCAACTGATTGATAAAATTTACCATTAGATGAAACATCAAAGTTAGTTCCTGAGTTATAGAAACCATCTAAGTTAGGAGCTGATCCATTTCCGCCAAGGATTTGGTCATCCTCAACCTCCATTAATTTTGCCGGTACTCTAGCTGATAGGTAACTAGAAATTTGAGGCGTATCATGTAACATCTCATCAGATATTCTTAAATACGTTCCAATTTTTCTAACATTAGCATCAGTTGCAGTCATGTCAAAGTCAGTTTGACCTAGTGTTGAACCCTCAGCCGCAGCCGCTGCTCCATTACTATATCCACTTTCTTTAACATATCTTACAACATCACTATTAGTTGAACCAATAGGAATAAGTTGTCTGATGTTTTGTGGCGTTGTAGGATCGAATTTATATCCTGGTATTCTTTGTGGTGGTATTACATCACCAGTAAAGTCAGCCGCAACAGTCATATCAGCTTTTATTTCAAATGCTGATGATCTGTTAGAGCCATTTCTCATTGAATCTAAAGCACCCTCTTTGATAGCTTTTGTTAAATTGCCACCAAATGATTTATCCTCTTTTTGAGATGCTTCGAATCTCTTTTTGTTAGACACTTCAATTGCATCCATTCTCTCAGTGAATTTTTGTGTTAGGTTTTTGATCTCTCCTTTTAGAGCATCATCTGCCTTGCCAGTTGCTGATTCAACTGCCTGTCCATGAGCTTTTTCCAATTTAGCATCTATAATATCGCCTAATTGGTCAAGCTGATTTTTTACATTTTCATTCATTTTAATAGAATTTTAAAGATTATTAATTAAATATTTGTAAATATCAACCTCTTGACTTTTTTCGACTGGCTCAGTAGTTTCCTCAACTGGCTGAGTAGCATTAATGAAATATGTTTTGAGTTTAAGTATTTCTGATTCAAGGGCATATCCCATATCATCCGATATGTTGCCTTTTCTTAGTAGCTTACAAATGTTATCATAACGCTTGTAAACCTTATCAATATCGACCATTCCTTTTACATCTAATATCTTTGCCTGGTCGTTTGCGGCCATCGTAACGGCACTTATTTCATATAGTTTAACCTCTCTTATTTCTCTGTAATCATTCATCATTTCTTTTACAATTGGCATAATACCAACTGAATTTTCAGTTATCACACCGGCTTTCATTAGCTCAATCACATCATTACCTAATTGAGTTTTTGGAATCTCGGCTGTAAATACCAATCCTTTTTCATCCTCATAAAGCTCATTCATTTTACCAATTGGTTGCATCATATCGTGTTGATATAAATACTTTACTCTTTGGCCATTCTCTTGAATTGTTTTTTGATATGCACCACGCCTAATAATATCCATGTCACTATCCTTGTTGTCAAAATAAGATCCATAACCTTTTACAATATTATTTTTCTCATCTAAATCAATTATTTCATCCCCAATTGGTGCTGATTTGTATATAAAATTCATAATTATATTTTTTACAAAATTAGTAATTTTTTATTATTAATTATTTTCATCTGTTTCATCGATGATTTCTCTTGTTATAATTGTTTCAAATACTGGATTGACAATATTTGTCAATGTAAATTCTGGGATTCTTTGATTACCTAATCCAACACCAATGTTATCTAATTCAGTTACTGGAATAGCACCCTCATCTGGAATTGGTATAATTCGACATCTACAATTAATTACATTTCTAGCCGAACCCTCGCCAGGTCGTGGCATTTCCTCACCACCAACAATAAAATTATCAGTCATTCGAACTGTTTGACCATTAGCCGCCTCATGCCATGGGCGCTCCCTACCATCCATAACAGTTAGCCATCTTTTAGATAAATCATTTTTAGAAAATAATGTTGTGGCACTCTTTTCAGCGGCAAAGTTTGCGGCCCTTGTGCTTTCAGTTCTTACTAATCTTTGCGCTTGAAATTTACTATAATGTTTAAACTTAGAACGTAATATCCTGGCTTTTTGTTGCGCTCCTAAGCTCATAAACTCCGGATCTCTCATTAATTGTTGTGTAATCTTTATTAATGTTTTTTTAGCTGTATTGGCAACACCTGTGACATTAGTTGCAGCCACTTGACCGCCATAAGTTGCAAATGCTTTTTCCCACTCGCTTTCATAAGGTTTTGAATCCGCTTTTTTTATATACTTTTCAAATGTTTTAAAATACCATTTGGCGATATGATTACCAATTGATACATACATTTTTTCATATTCTTTTTGTAATGAATCCAAAGTAAATAATGATTCATATCTTGTTATACCAAAATCATTAAAATTCTTAACACCCTGGTTATAATTCTTTTCATAATATTTTGTAAGGGTTTTTATGTTTTTATTTTCTACAATATTTATTTGATTATCTAATGATGCTAAATAATTATTATCTAAAGAATTGTTTTTATAAATTGGTTTTGATTTGTTTTCAAATTGAGAATAACAAAAAGCAACACGCTGGTCAACATCTGGAAAATCCCTTGTTGCCTCATCATCTATAACACATCTAGCAATAAACTGTCTTTCTGATTCGTTTGGTTTTGGTATTGGCATTATTCATTATCTAATTGGTTTAACTTTCTCTCGGCATAATTTAACATCGATTCACCACCCCACCCAAGATAAGCAACATAACCTTTATCTCGCCATGGCGTGTCTTTAAACTTTGGATTTATTTTATTATAACCACCACCTTTGGTTCTAGATAAAAAGCTAAAAGTTCTTTTTAAAACTGATAACGAAAGTTTTTCCCTTGAAATTAATTGGTTCATCCTTGAAAGCCCAATAGTTGTCATTCCATCAACCTGGTCACGCCCATATTTATCAATCCAATTTTTAACTCTTTTAGCGTTGTTAGTAGCACTTTGCGGATAGTCATCATAACCCTCGGCTTTAGATTCTTTTTTTGAACTCATTGGATGGCCCTCTGGCAATAAATCTGTATCATGTTTGCCACCTCTAAACTTACCATTTTTAAGGGCAAATAAATATGAATTTACTCTAGCCATAGCCCATTGGTCCGGACTTGATACACTAGGCCGAACACTACTAGGGTTGGTATTGTAAGCGCCAACACCTCTATTAAAAACCTTTTTTAAAGTTCCTAATGATGTTTTTTTTGATTTCGCACTAACCGAATCGTTGTGATCATCAGCTTTTTTCTTTAATGCCTTTTCAACTCTAGCCGATACCTCTGCCTTATACTCATCATCGTGTGGTTT